CTGCTAGGCACGACAGCACCGGAGATGATGTTGTTTCCATAAAGAAGAGAACCAGCAACTGGTTCACGAATGCCATCAATGTCCACAGGAGGTGCAGCAATGAAGGCGATGATGAAGCAAGTGGTGGCAGCGAGTAGACACGGAATCATCAGTGTCCCGAACCACCCGACATAAAGACGGTTATTGGTAGAAGTTACCCAGGAACAAAACTCTTCCCAGGCACTACTCCTACGTTGTGAAATAATTGTAGAAGCCATTTAAATAAATCGAAGTAACCTCCCACCCGCCGCAATAGTTACTTAGAAGGAGTACTTCACACCAAGCTTGGTGCCGTACAGGTTCGTGTCATCGAACGCTGCAGACAGTTCACCGTAGACACTGATGTTGTCAGTAGCTGCAACTGAACCACCGATCTTGCCAGTGGCTTTGGTATCAGCTTCACCGCCATCTTCAACAAAGAGGGAAGGACCAGCTTGGATGTACCAAGAGGCCCAGTGATCACCAGCTTCATAGCCAACATGGAAGTCAGTTACGTGTGCATTAAAGTCAGAGCCAGTGAAGCCAGCGTTGTTTTCGATATTCACATAAGGGCCAGCAACAGCAGCAGAGCCGAAGCCGAGGAGGATACCGGTAGCAATAATAGATTTCATTTTAAAATTAATTAGGATGGATTTCTTGTTCGTCTTCCGTACAGAAGAGTGGGACTTCGATCACTTCAGAAAAATGATCATGGGTATGGTCAGTTCCAGTGACATGAGCACTGGCAGCGGGTGCAAAAAGAAGTGCACCAAGTAAAAGAAATTTCATTTATTTTTTTTTGGCAGTTTTAGCCGACCGTTTAAAGTTGGCAGCCGTTGGAGCACCTTTGGCTCCAGGCTTTCTCATTTTCTCGCCACTGCCAGCAGCAATGCGCTTGCGCTTAGCGTGGATATTTGCGTACAAACCTTTTCCTGGCATTATTTCTTGCCTCCCTTTGGTTTTTTCTTTCCAGGTGGTCTTCCTTTTTTAGTGCCGTATGTTCCAGGTCCGTAAGGCATTAGAATACTCCAGGGATAAGTTGTCCAGTCATTGCGTATGCGCCGATTGCTGCGATGACGCCAAGCATTGCAAGACGACCATTCAGCATTTCAGCTTTTTCGTTGTGAGTCACGGTTACTTCTTCGGTGTACATGCGTGGTTCAGTTGGCCAAATTTGTGTATCGTTCATTAAAAGAAATCGTCGGATCGTTCAAGCTTTTGAATGATTGCATCTCGATATGCAGGATCGTTGTCATAGCGAGCATCTGACATAGCAGCTACTACTTCAGCTTGACTACGGAACCGATCACCACTGGTGGATGGAGCCTTACCAGTAATCATCTGTCCGTCGCTGCCGTTCTGATTTTCATAAAGTGAATACAGTCCAGCTACTGCAAGTTCGATTGCTGCAGCATTGCCCGATTCAACCAAGGCATCAAAACCTTGAATGGATTGCTCAGGCAAATTCTCACTAGCCCATCCGACGAGAGCTTGATAACCCTGCTCACCACCTACAGAGTCTTGGATATATTTGACATCCTGGGTGCTCAGTTCAACAGAAGATGGTGTGCCATCTACCTGTGCTTCTAAGTAAGCAGCAACTAGATCTTCACTAGACATCTCGACGAGAGATGCCATGGTCTCCTCTGAAAGTTCTCCTTTTTCCCGATACTCAGTAGCGGCGTCATTCAAGAATGAAACCGATTTACTGTCATCACTGGCCTCAGTTTCTTCTTCAGAGTATTCCTCTTGTTCTTCTGAGCTTCGGTTACTTAGCATCTTCTGTGCTTCAAGGTAACCCTTTTCTAGATCTTGAACAGAATTGTATTTACCAGCAAGCAGTTGATCATCAGCGGCTTGCATCTGTTCACCGATGGCAAGCGATTCTTGCTCATCAGCATTTAGTTCAGGAGCGTCTGCTTGAGACTCGTCCATCGAAATAATATCAGGCATCTGTTGGTGGTTGTTCTTGTGGTTGTTGTTGTGATGAGTCCATCATTGGTGAGCGAGCCAACTGACCAGCCTGATCCACAAGGGACTGTTGCTGTGCCATCTGTTGTTGCTGCTGCATTTCTTGCTGAACCTGTTCTTCACGTTTGACCAAGCCGAGGTAGTCAATACCTTGAGCCGCAGCCAGTCGCTTGATAGCTTCAGTAGAATCGATGTACTTCATCAATGCTTCAGGACCAAGTGTCTGAGCAATGGTTGTAATAAATGTGGTAAGACTTTCACGATCTTGACCACGACCTAAAGCATTAACACCAGCCACAATGGTTGGGCTGACAAACTCTTTAGGAATCTTTGGTAGCTGTCCATTTCTCTGAAGGACAAGCATGACCCTGTTGAGATAAGGGACAAGGAACTCAACAGTCAATAGACTGAAGAGGCCACCTAGTTGTTGTTCAAGTTCGAGTTGTGTAAGGCGTACTTCTTCAGCAGTAGTTCTTTCTGACTGACGGATGTTCAGCTGTAAGAACGCCTCTCCAATTCGACGCTCAAGTTGTTGAGCAAGGTTGGCAGCAGTAGCAAAGTCAGCTGTCTTGCCACCAGTGGTGACGACAGTTACATCTTCCTGCCTGCCTTGAATGATTGCACCGTTACCAGCTTGAGCCAGTGTCTGTGGCTTAGTAGTAGACGACGGACTGACGAGGAATACCACCTTCGCAGCAGCCGCGCTGCCTTCTACCAATGCTTGACTTAGTGCCTCAAGGCTTCGGAAGTCACCTAGGAATTCTTCTACACGGCCACGTCCGTAGTCCTCACCATCGCAGGTGTTAAACCTGAGAACGAGCCAAGGACTAGAACCTTTTGGAGCAGTACCTCTCGTACCATCCATGATCTTATCCCTGCACTCCTGGTGCCAACGCCAGCGTCCGTTGTCGAGCTTGACGTGGGTGTACACATCAACATCATCATCGTGATCAGAGTCATCGTCCTGTACACGATTAGGTACAGGCTCGAAGTTCTTCATGTTGAGCAGTTCTTTGCTCACTGATTCCCTTGTCACAATCTCAATTACCTGACCGTTGCCATCACGGTTGACGACGTAGCGGTTCAGTGGGTAATGCTTTAGTCCTTCCTTACCCATGAAGATCAGTGCGTTACCACCAACAATCAAGTGCTTCAGTGCTTGGTGCACTACAACACGATCATTAGAAGCAGCGATTGATTCCATGATGGTTCGTTCCATCTTAGAAAAAGACAGGTCAAGTTCACTCTTGATTTCAGGAGTTACATCTTCACCCAACTTGTCTTCTTTAACTTGTAGTTTGAAAAAGGTAGTTTGTGGAGGTAGCAACGCAAGCATCAGCTTGGCTGCCAAAGTCACAACAGCTTTACTACCCACTGACTGCCACGGAGTAACAAGTACCTTGTGATTTTGTTGTTCCTCATCACGTGAAATGAGGTACGGAAGGGTCAGCTTTGAACAATCAATAGCTGTCTCAAGAAACTGATGTCTGCTAGAGGTCAGCTTGCTATATCGTTCGCGGGCAGTCATATATTTAGACCCCCAGGTTTGTTACCTTTATTACCCATAGGTATAAGGAGAGAAGCAGCATCACGCTTAGGAGCTTTAGCTTTATCTCGTGTACTTTTGGCACCAAAAGCAACTTCCTTTTTCTCTGGTTTTGTTACCTGCCTTTCAGGTAAGGTTGATTGCTGTGCAATTTGCAATTGCTTTGGCGGTGGTGGCGGTGCAACTTTTGCAATCTGAGGTGGCGTAGGTTGTGAGTTATTGAAACACATTAGTTTTCTATTCGTTGGATTAACCACTCCACAACTGAACGTTGTCCAGCTCGATACATGATCTGACGTTCGGTCCAGTCTGGGTTGGGAGTAACGGGTGGATAGAACTCATTAAGTTCTTCAATAATTGATCGAAGCTCAGGCCCAAAGATTGGCTCAAGCGTATTGGGGTAGATTGACATTGCTGTGCTCAAAGAAGGCAGGCATCCGAGCTGCTTTGGTGAAAGAAAGTTCAGGAGCTTTACCCTGATACATAAGATTGTCGCTCTGATCTAGCCAAAATTTTTTGTCCAGTTTTTTATCAGTTGCTCCAACCTTCA